GGGAGGAATAAAATTATAATAATCACCCGTGATAAAAGAATTGCTATTAGTTTTTCCAAGCAGCGGAGATTAAAGGATGACCAGTGAATTTTCGACTATCGATGTAGATAAAAACGGCCACATTGATCGATATGAGTTTGAGAAACACGCCCTTGACCTTGAGGATCGAAAAGAGCGAATTAAAGATGAAAACGCAAAACGGGACCAACAACGAAAGATGATTTGGTTCGCACTATGGGGAATGCTTTTGTACCCTTTTTCGATCATAGCTACTGCGGGTATAGGTCTTTCTCAAGCGACAGAGAGCCTGACCAGTATCGCTGGAATTTATTTTGTATCCGTGGCTGCGCTAGTGGGCGCATTCTTTGGCGTAACTAACCTAGGTAAGAAATAACCCTTGCAAAGCAACTAGTTAGATGGTATTATGTGAGTATAACAAAAGTAATAACAGGTACATATGTCCGTATATGTAAGACGGCTGCGTGAGACTGACCTACCTTCTGTATTATCAATATCACAATGGCTGCATCAAAACTCTCGATACCAAGTATTTAGCTACAACCAGGTTAAAGTCCAACGTCTTCTATCCTTGAGTATGGATCCAGAAAGCAAGGTTTTTGTTTGTGTAGCTCTAGAAAAAGGTTCTGACGAAATACTGGGATATTTTCATGGTTATGTAGACCATCATTATTTTTCAGATATGCAATATGCTGGTGATTGGGCAGTCTGTATACTTCCAAAGCATCGTAAGAAAGCACCCACCATACTTAAACAAATGGTTTTAGCGTTTGAGAAATGGGCCATTAAATTGGGCGCACAGGAAATCAGCATAGGCGCAAGTACAGAAGCTTATGGAACTGGATACAAAAAGTTTCTGCAAAGAATGGGCTACCGGGATGTTGGATTCCTAGCCGTGAAAGGATAATCACATGAGCTTTAATAAAACCACAGCGGTAACTAATACGGGCCTCGGTGATGATCAGTATGCACAGATACAAACTAATCAAGGTAATATTGGCACCCAGGTTCAAGAAGGTTTCACTGGAATGGGTACTCGCCTTAATCAGGTAGATACAGGCATTACAGGACTAAAGACTGATATAGGCGGCGTTGCAACCAATGTGAACGCGAATACGAACACAGGCTTTACCGCCCTAGGTGACACACTCAGTGGCTACAACGATGCGAACAACCTGAGATTTGACCAGTTTGGCCGTAGCTTTACGGATAATGCAGCTGCTGTGGGGGCAAACAACACTGCTCTTAATAACTTACAAGGTGATGTTACTGTTGGGTTCAATGATCAAGGCACCCGTTTTAATCGGGTAGATGCCGCTAACACTGCTATGCAGGGCGATATTACATCAGGGTTCGATGATACAAGGCAAGGCTTCGTAGACGCACAAACAGACAGAACTACAAACGCAGGGGTTGCGGCACAGGGGTTTGTAGATGCTGGTGATGCATTAGTAAAAGGATTTGGAGATGCCGAGGCTCAAGTAGGTCAGGCTGCTACAGATGTACTTGCAGGTCAAACTACTGCGGCTACTAATCTGGACGCTCTAAACACAGGTTTTAATGCCTACGCTACACAAGACGCCGCAGACCAGGCTGCTATGAAAACTACTCAGGATGGCTTTGTATCTGACTTTGATGCCTATACAGACCGCTACACTGAAGATACTGCTTTAGCCAATCAGACCCGTACAGACATACAAGATGCTAACACTAATGCTGCTAATCAAATTAAAGCAGATATTGGGGCATTTGCTAATGCATCTGCCACTGGGCAAGACCTAATTTCCAGCCAAGTAAACAGCGTAGAAGATACTGTTGATGGCGGATTTATAAATGCAAACGCCCAGCAAGCAGCTGCTACCCAGGCTGTACAGGCCTCAGCTGCACAAAATGCTGCCGCTGCACAGACTACTACTAATAATGCCGCTACTGACTTACAGAATGCGCTATCTAGTGGGATTGAAACTTTAGACTCCGGGCAAATTACAGCTGCCAGGGACATGGCTAAAGTTGCGGCTTCTCAGACAGACCTAGACATTGGTATGAGGCAGAATTTTAATCAATTAGGTAATGCGTTTGATGACACAGGATCCCTGATTGAGAGCAGCATCGATGCACAGGGAAATACAATTTCTCGTAAGATGGATGCTCAAGGAAATCTTATTTTAGATCAATTTGATGTAACAGGTAAAGCCCTGGGCCAAAAAGTTATTAACGTAAACAATACGCTATCAGAACTAGGTCGACTAAAGAATGTCCAGGGCGCGAATATCTCTATGGGCAACCTGACCCCTGCATCGTCTAGTCGCGTACCTCAAGGCGGCTTTGCTTCCCCATTCACAACAACAACGTAAAAGAGGTAATTATGCATCCAAAATCAATCTCACAAACAGGCGTTGACTTAGTTAAAGAATTTGAAGGTCTTCATGAAGTCCGGGAAGACGGTATGGTCTATCCGTACAAATGTAGTGCTGGCGTTTTAACGTGTGGTTATGGAGCAACACGCGAGGTGTATGAAGACACTGTGTGGACGCAAGAGTACTGCGAACAGCGGCTTATGATTGACTTAAACGAACACGCAGAGGCAGTTCATCATTACGTCACTGTACCGCTTACACAGAACCAGTATGACGCTCTTACCTCCTTCATATTCAATCTTGGCGCTGGGGCGTTCAAAAGCAGCACCCTTCTTAAAAAGCTTAATAAATCCTTGTACGATGAGGTTCCTGAACAGTTTATGCGTTGGAACAAAGCCCGTGTTAAGGGCAAGCTTACTCCGTTGGCTGGTCTAACTAGACGCCGGGCAGCTGAAGCCGCATTGTTCAGCGCCGATGCTGAAATGACTACTGAAGAAGGTGCGCCAGTAATGGTGCAAAAACCTGAAGTTACTGCGACTAAGTCCCTGACAAAATCTAAGACTATGGCAGGGGCAGGTATTGCTGGCCTAGCTACAACCTTAAATGAGGTTTCAGGTCAAATACAGGGTCTGGTAAGCTACGCACCTATGCTTAAAACCATATTCTTAGTTTGCGCTCTTGGTGGCATTTCTCTAGCCGCCTATGCCCGGTTTAAAGATAATCGAGAAGGCATTCACTAGTGTTTATTTTCGGTAAGATTAAAACCTACATTATAGGAGCCTTAGCTCTAGCTCTCCCCATCCTATACATCATGGGTAGAGTACGTGGAGCCGCCACCGAACAGAACAAAGTTCTCAAGGACGATCTACAGGCTCAGAAAAAGACCACAACCTTTTATAAGAAAATGGCAGCACATGAGACAGATGATATTGATGACCGGGCTGATCTTACTGACAGGCTGCGGGGGCGCGGTCTATAGAACGAAGCTCGAAATCTACTGCCCCCCAATGGTAGTCTATTCACCTGAGTATAACGAAAAGCTTGCAGAAGAGATTAATAGTCTACCTGCCGAAAGCACTGCCCTTGAAACGGCTATCACAGATTATGTGACACTACGCGACAGGATCAGAGCCTGTGACGAAGCAAAGGATAAATAAATGGGATTATGGGCTAACACATTAGGTGGCGGGAATAGCTTCAAAGAGAGCGTAGCTAATACTTTTACTGGCGGTGATGGGGCTACTTATGTGGGTGGTACTCTTACAGACGATAAAACAGGACAGGCTGTAAAACAAAATGAGGGCGGTGGTTTTGGTACGGTTGATGATAAAGGCGTATCCCAATATTCGGGGTCGGGTAATACCACTACTACGAATGCAAACATTGGCACAGACGGCGTAGTTGAAAATTTTGTAGTTAAAGGGACCGCGCCGGATAAGATGGGTTTAGATGATGTAGGCCTCGCCTTACTAGACCCCATAACAGCCCTACCTAGAGTTTTTGGTGCGTTTGCTAGTTGGGTAAATGGCATTGATCCAGCTGTAGACGATCCCGCGAATGTGGACGGTCAAATGGTCTATACAAAAAAAGGCGGTATGTCCTATAGCTACAACAAACTTAAAATGCCTTATGAAGTTGTGGTCGTGGACGGAAAAGTTGTCGACAAACTAACTATGAAGCATAACGAAAAGGGTGAGTTGGATCCTACGGGTACAATAACAGGATATGAGTACCATAATAATAAAAATTCAAATAGTGGTGACGATGACGGCAATAGCCAGATAGATCAGTACCAAGCTGACAATGCCGCAACGGGAGAAAGTGCCGCAGCCGGAGCAACGGCACCAGACGATATTCTAGCAATGGCGGAAGCTGCTGGCCTGATAAAATTACAGGCTGACATGGATGCTATATTAGCAGACCCAAACAAGTTTTTGAAAGACAGAGGGCTTTCCGTTGCAGACTTAATACCAACAGTCGATGCGGAAACAGCTGGCACAACGGTTACAAACAATAATGACTTAGGCACAAACGAAGGCTACGATGCTACGACTACAACCGAAACGGCTCAGGTAGATAACGTAGTTCAGACGGACGCAGTCGGTTACGATGTCGAAAAGATTAGTCTTACTGATAAAGAGCAGGTTAATGCCGTTACAGGTACAGTAAGCGATGCTGCTACCATAAACGCTGAAGATTATACAATTGATATGACGGGTTCAGCCACAGGCATAAACGAAGATGGTACAACAAATGAACTAGGAATAGCCCTGAATGATTGGGCCAGCGTAGACTTATCAAAAGTCATCGATACTAGCACAGCCGCAGGTAAGCTTTTAGCTGACAAGTTAAATAAAGAAGGCAAAGACTTTGTAGACGCCAAGGCTTCCATACTATTTCAAATGAAGACCATTTCAGCGGAATTTAAGGGGCCGAATAATGAGCCTGTGATTCCGCCCTGGGCCGCAGCCCTAGAGCGAAACGCATCAAAGTCTATTGCCTTTAGTGGCATTAGCGGAACCGCAGCTACCGCTGCTATGGCAAACGCCATTATGGAAGCGACTTTGGGAGTAGCAGAGAAAGAAGCAACATTCTTTCAGACGCTTACAACTACTAATTTAAGTAATAAACAAGAGTCTATCATTAACAAGGCAAGCGTCCTAGCTAAATTAGACATATCAAATCTAGATGCCCGTTCTCAAGCCGCTGTTCAAAACTCCAAGAACTTCATGGATATGGATCTTGCTAACCTCACTAATGAACAACAAGCCGAAGTTATTAATAAAGAAGCACTGATCCAGCAAATGTTCGATAATACGGCTGCGGTCAATTCAGAGCGTCTTTTCACAGCAACTACCGAAAATGAATTGAACAAGTTTTTTTCCGAATTGCAGGTCACAATAGACCGCCACAATACCTCCGAAACCAACGCCCTGAAAAAGTTTAATGCCGGAGAAACTAATGATGCAGCTCAGTTTAATGCTGACATTAAAAACGACAGGCAAAAGTTTCTGAGTGAGATGCAATACAATATTGATGTGAGTAATGCTAAGTGGAGAAGAACTGTAGAAACTACAAATACAGCAAATATGGTAGACGCCCACACAGCCGATATTAAAGCCGCATTAGACCTGACCCAAGAAGCTCAGAATAATCTATGGGACAGTGCAGATAACCTTTTAGATTACATTTGGAAGACTACCGATAATGAGATGGAGCGAGAGATGCGCCTACTCACAGCCCAGTTGACTGCTCAGTCAGGTCAATCAAGCGGCGGCGGTTTCCTTAGCGGTCTCCTACAGTTGGGCGGGGCGTACTTAGGATCCACCAATGGGTCTGCCTGGTTAAGCGGCATATTAAAAAAAGCATAGGAACTAACTAATGACATTCGATGAAGCTGTAAAAAAATCCATAAAGGTATTTTTAAAAGGCACGATGCCTATAAAAACAGGGGAGTTAAAAGAAGGTGGTTTGTTTTTTACGCCCGACTACTTTGATGAGTTAGAAAACGAACTCTCTGGCGAAACCAAAAAAAGTAAAAAGAAAAAAGACAAGGGGTTAAAAGATGAAGCTTGAAGCTCCAATTCCAGGCGGCAATTTTACTTCAGAAACTCGTAACTACTCTTGGCACCGTCCACCTGATTTAGTGGACTATGATGAAGCTGTTGGGTATATTATAGAGAAGATCGATGAGCCAGAGCAGGTTGAATTATTATTCGCGATGCTCGGCATTGATGCTCACATAACCACAGTCGTAACTACCCTGCTCTTACAAGCGGTAAGCAAAGGTAAAATCGGCATAGACCTAGCTGTATTAATTGCTGGCCCTCTGGCCCGGTACATTGAAATTATAGCTAAGGACGCCGGGATTAGCTACGAGATGGGCGTTGAGAATAAAGATCGGGTCATCATAACTCCTACACTCTTAAAAGCCTCTCTAGGCATCATAGAAGCAGATGATGAGGAAGAAGGCATGGAAGAGGGAGAGATGCCTTTAGAAGAGCCTACAGGAAGTTTCATGGCTGCACCTGAGCAGTTAGCGGCAACCGAGGAAGAGCAAGCCGAAATGCTTGGGTCATCTGAGCCTGTAGAAGCCGCCCCAGTTGAAGAGGAAGTCGTAAATGAGCTTTAATTCCGAAAAGGCTAATGTCCGAGCTAAGATAGCATCTGGGGATTTTAAGAAGCAAGAAGATCCATTTAAACCGTTTTTCTCACGACTAGCTGATGGGATAGTCGCACGGGACGCAGAACAACGGGCAATTGACCGGGAAATTAAACGCGAAGAGAGAGCTAAGATCAAGAGAGATCAGGCAGCTCAAGAAACAATAGATGCTAAAAAGGCTAAGGAAGAGCGCCTAGTTGATTTGTATCTTACCCAGCAAAATAGAAGCAAAACTGACGCAAACAGATCCTCTGTCCTCAGCATTGTACAGGACGGTGGTGTATCAAACATCGTAGAGCTTACCGATGTTATGAAGAAGTATAGCACCTACGAGGAGGGTGAAGGATTTGTCCAAGTAGAAGACCTTGAGGCTCGGGAAGCCGAACTTAACTCGGGTGTGGTCACTGAGATGGATAGCGGAGCTTTAGGAGTTTTGATGCCTAAGCTAAGGGGCGATGCTAAAGGGCCGAACAGGGTTATGGAAATTAACCCGATTATGAAAGACGGAACTGAAAAAAATCCCGGAGAAATTAAGTTTACTGGTGAGCAGTCTGAAACAACAGAAGCGTCTGACTTTATAGCAGGTATTCAAAATGAAGCGGATTGGGAAGATAAAAACAATCAAGCACAAGAGATGAAAGACGGCCCCGAAAAGACCGCCTACCTTGAAGCACTAAACACTATTAAATCTGATTTCATCTCAGACCCTGCCACAGGAGACATTTCTACGTTCATAGAAGGTATTAAAAGCGAAGCTGATTGGCAGAATAAACTAGATATGGCAAATGAGATGCTGAAAAATCCTCCAGGCAGTAAACAATACATCCTTGGGGGCAGATACATAACGCTCTTAGAAACCATAAAAGATACCTACGCAGATAATAACTACGAAGTTCCTAAATTTATGAGCGACACACTGACTAAAGCTAACATAACTTCTCATAGAATAGCATTGGATGCCGCCATAGCAGACCTGAAAGTAATCCCGGATGCAACTAAAACAAAGGAACAGGTTTTAAGACTGCTACAGTTTACTAATAGATTGACATTAATTGATGATACTGAAACGGCGCTTGAAGCCAAGGAGGACAAATCAACCAACTTAAATCTTACTGATGTAAGAGCTACTGTAAAAGTTACTCCAATATTAGAAGTAGATGGAGAAAACGTAAAACAGCCTGAAGTTTCTATGTACCTAACCCAAATGGAAAATGGGAATTGGTTTAACTCAAATACAGGGGTAATTTATAGTCAAGATGAGATTGTAGACGTAGGGTTTACAGATGACCAAATTGATAGTGCTTTGGATGCAGCTAATAAAGTACAGGGGAATTTCAACATACCTCTGATTGAATTAAGGGCTGATACAACAACACTCTCTAGAACTGCGCTTGCGCTTGATAACTTTGTAAAACAGAATGAAACTATTTTGTTAATTTCCGGCGGTCCAGCAGCTGAAATTATACTTCAAATAGGCCTTGAAATAGAAACCATAGCTAATTTCTTGGGCGGTCAAAATTTATCAGATACTGAGTTTAAGAAACAACTTTTAGCAAAAACAGACTCAGCAGTTGCTAAAAGAACCGAAGCAGCTGGCCTTAGTGAAAGTGCAGCAATATATGCTCAATGGTCAGCGTTAAATATTAAACACGCTTTCTCGTTTGCCAAGCTGGACTTAGGAAGCTCCGGGCAAGCCCTCTCTAACCTCGATTATAAAAATGCTGTTCGCATAAACAATGCAGGTAAAGATTATAAAACATACTCGACTAATCTTAGAAACAGAACAGCTGATGTAATACTAGCAGCCACAGAAAAATATGCTAATATATTTAAATCTAACAGTGTCCATAACTTAGCGATGCAAATGCCAGCTTATAAAGCGTCCTTCGATAAAACGGGCCTTCAAAAACTTCTTCCTGAATATTTAGACGAAGTCATACCAGAGGTAGTATCCTGGTCTAATGATCAGAATTTTTTAACAGACAGCACCGAACCTGCTTCAACTCTTCCAGTAGAAACCGGAATAGGACTAGATGCCCTAATGAATGATGCAGTAACTATGGACTCCATCAACGCACAAATCTCAATGGCAAAAACGGCTGAAAACTCAGCTGTAGTTATGAAAGGCTTGCTTCGAAGGTATGCCAGAAAAGCTTATGGCAATCAATTTACTGACGAAAACCTCGCTACCTTGAAAGCAGCTTTGAGATTGGAGGATTAATCATGGATCGTGAATTAACCAGCGAAGACGTAGAATATTACAAACTGTTTCCTAATGACATGGAAGCTGATGGTATTACGCAAGAGATGCTCAATGCAGTATCTGAAACGCCTAATGAACCCTTGATTACGGATGAAGACTCCGCCTATGAATTTTGGCTTGAAGGACAAAGAAAATCAGCGGAACAAGCAAGTACTGCAATAAACACAGACGGTCAGACAACCCCATTAAGCTTTGGTGAAAATCAATTTCTACAGGCTGTTGAAGCTGAACGGCTGGCATCTTTAGAAAGAAGTCGGTTAGCGGTCCCGGTAGATAAAGCTGACAGTCTCACAAAGCAAGATCTCTACGGCGAAAAGCCGAGTGTTTCAGTCATTGATCGTATACAAGCTTCTTTTAAAGACCTGGTTGGAAATATTACAAATTCTGAGGTTGAGCTTTCTGAAGAACAAAAGGCACTCGAAGACCTGCCTCAAGCAGTAGACGATTGGGAGAAACGGGCGCAAGAGATATACGGCCAGACGGGTGTGCTTCAAGAGGACGGTAAGAATAAAGGCCAGAGAGTATATACGGCTTATGAAGTAGACCCTTCCGACCCCACAAAGCTAACAGCCATTGATTACATGGTTCCAGAATACACAAGCAATGCGTGGGCTAGGATACTTTATCAAGGCGCTCTTAACATAGATAAAGACCTAGATGGTCTCTCCAGAGGTGAATTTACTACAGACAGTAGTGAGTACACGCCTGGGACCGATCCAGAAGATTTAACATTTTCACAATCAAGGCCTAGTACTCAGTTATCTGGAGGGGAGCAAATTGTTGCTGACCTTTGGACTTTAGCTGTTCCGCTTACCGCATCTGCGAAGCCTGTACAGTTGGCTTTTCGTGGTGCCAAAATGTTTTTGACCTCAAATAGAGCCGCCCAGTTAGGTAAACTTGGTTCTATAACCGCAACTACGGTCGCTACATCCGCGCTTGAGACATTGTTTGTCAGCGAAAAACAGGGTGGCCTTTTGCTAAGAGGGCCATTCGTTCAAAAATGGGCAAGGAAGGGTGGGCTGGACCTTTCGGATGACGCTGCCAATGACATAGCAGTTCTTACGGACGGCCTAATAATCAACGGCACTATGGATGGTTTACTGACAATTGCAGCCCCAGTATTTAATTTCATTACAGGTAAAGGAAAAGTAGCTGCCAGCCTCAAAAACTTAGATGGCATAACACAGGCGGTACAAGACGGCCTGGTGCTTAACGTAGCTCAATTCTTAGACCCAACTTTAGTAAGCGGTTCCGCAGCCGAGGTTGCCCGTAAGTTAAAAGTTCTTTCTAAGGTGCTTAACAACAATGCAATTGTAAATTTAAAGATAGCAGATTTTACAAAGGCTATTCCTGTACCGACTACCCAAGCAATTAATTCAGGCGCAGAAGCCTACATGAGGGAAACAAAACAACACCTTAAAAATACCATGACCCCAGAAGCATTCGAGACTATGATCCAAGAGTCCTCGGATTTAATGTTTGGCAAAATGATAGCTATTTTAAGATCCAATAGCACTAATCCAGCGTTGCAGAATATAGACGCTTCCTTGCTTAACGAAATGGGGAATTTCTTTTCTGAGTTCGCAAATAGCCGTGTTGCAGGTACTATAAATGACGCAACTGATACAACAGTAAAAAACCTAGCTCGGCAGTTAGACGGCACTAAAGTTACTGCGGGTGGAGTAGTAGACGATGCCGCAGAAACGGTAGGCAAAATTAAAACTCAGATTGATAATGTTGTCACTGATAACCCTGACATCGAGACTATCCTCGAAGCCTTACAAAAGTCGCAGTTGGAAGGCACAGATCGTACCTTACTAAACGAGTGGACACAGTCTACAGCCTTTGCAGCTTTTAATTCACAGAAGGAAGCTATGGAAGCTGCCTTTAAGGCTATACCAAATGATCCAATCGGCCCAGAAGCCGCAGAGGCACTAATTGATAATATCATGGCTGCCGTTCAAGAGGTAAACGTATTCGACAGTTCAGGCAGACAAGCTAAAAACGTACTTAACAAAATATACTCTGAGCTTCTTCCTACTATGAAGCCGGGTAGTACTACTACAACAGCACAGATTAATGACATCACAAAGTTGCTTGAGTTTAACACTACGACCTTGCAACCTACAGCAGAGACACGGGCTGAGTTGGTTGCGCGGATTGCAGAGATAGGCTTCCAAGACGTTTACAACCTACGCCCTACCCTAAAAGAATTTTATAGCACATATGCGGGTACTACCCTCGGCAATAGATTTACCGCCATTCGTAAACATATTAACAACCGAGAAACAGGCCAGCTATCCTATGCTGCACAGAACACAAGAGAATTGGCAGATACAGCAGACCAAGCGTACAAGAATTTTGATCAAAGATGGCAAAGTGATAAAAACATTGAAGAGCTGACTAAGGCTTTTAATGCACAACGGTCTAATAGGAACCTTGACCCTAGTCAGGTAACTAGCTCTGAGAAAGGTGTTATCGACTCCAACCGTGCAGCAACTCAGTATGTTGATACTTCTTTAGCCGAAACGTCTGGCGAGGGCTTTCAAAAGATTATGGAAGCAGTTGATGGGTTAATAGGCATGACAGGCCCAACTAAGACCGTAATGAGTGACCTTATACAAGCCAGGATGGCCGCACAGTTAGCCTTGAATGCCGTAAGTGGTACGAATGCTGCTGGATTAAACAGTCAGATAGCACCCTTCTTGGCCCAGCTCAGGGCAGCGGGTAGTGATGACGTAGCTCTTTCTTTGCAGAAGATAGTTGAAAATATCAATACTAAAAGAACAGAGTTAGGTGGCGATCTTATTGGAGCAGAAGCTGCATTAACCGCAGCCAATCAACAGCTAAAACAGGCTGAGAATAACATATTAAATGATCTACTCTCCAAGGTAACTCGAAGTGACGGTGGTGTGGGGTCAGTTGCAAGGACCGATACTAGAGAGGCCTTAGTAGATATTATCTCAAGGCCAGACGCCAATAACACTATAGAGCTGTTATCCCAGATCAATAAACTACCTGTAAGTCAGCGTGATTTAGCTATGAACGCACTTCAGTCAGTTGCTTTAGACACTATTGGTAGCAAGGTATTTGGAACAGGGATTACTGGCTTTAAAGGTGGTGACACCTTACGCAACATCCAGCCGAGCCAAGTAGTGAAAATGAGCCGACAGGATGCGGCTGGGTTAATGAAAAACTTAGACCTTATCTTTCCTGAAGAAGCGTTAGACCCGCTGACTCAGTCTGTGCGAGAGGGTGTGTTTACAAGCCTTGATGTTCTGTACAATGCGGCTGGCCCTACTTTGTTTAGGGATGTTCAAGTTGGCTCTAATACAGCACTACTTACACAAGTAGGTAAAGAAACTAGAGATGCTGTATCAACAAGTATTTTGGTTTTAGCAGGTTATATGAACCCTACCGCTGCGTTGCTACGCCGATTAACTGCTTCTTCGTTAGATGATATTATGCGTGTTGAGAAAGAAGTATAAAAAAACGTACTAGGTGTAGTGATTGCAAGCCCTAAAGAGTTTGCCAACTTAATAGACTTGATGCGAAAAAGAGCTGGCAAGGATAGAATACGAGAGGCTGCGTTACTCGCTCTGCGTACCGCCCGTCTGGATGGCCGCTATCAGATAAGAATTAGAGAAGAAGACGATAGTGGAGATACGGGTAAC